TTTTTTCCTACTAACTGATTATACTTATTACGAGATTCTTTATTATTAAGTTCTACTGGATCAAAGTTTACAAGACCCATAATTGTAGTTCTTAAAGTTTCATCATCATAACGGTCATCATCTAACATAGCTAGACCTATCTGTCTAATGTCAGCTCTATTATATGGAGCACCAGTATCTTCGTTTATTACATTATCATAGTATAAACTTTGAGCATTTTTAACCTTTAGCTTAACCTCATTTTTTAAACTCTCATCTATCTTATCTTGATTTAGTCTAGTTTTGTTGTTGTGGTCAATTAGTAACTGGTCAAGATCTAAGTCTCCTGCCATCAAAGTTTCTAGATCACCAGTCATACCAGCCATCTCAAAAGCACTATAGCCTTTTAAAAACTCTACATACTCAGCTGCTGTGTCTGGATCAAGAGCAGATAAAGCACTCTTTATACCTTCAATAAGTCTTGTCTTGTTAGCCTTAAATCTACTAACAGTAGAACCAATCAAAGCCTCACTTCCAGGGCCATTGATTAGTATGTCATCAATAGAGTTTACAACAGCTAGAAGTTTAACATCGACATACTTACCATCTACTAACTCGACCTCTGGGCCAAAGTTTTCAGCTGCAGTAATTAGTTTATTTATTCTATCACTTTGTTCTGTTTCACCTTGTCTAGCTAACTCTTGCTTAAACTCTGCATTTCTAAACTCTTGTGTAGCCTTTACAACACTTGAAGTAAGGTAAGAGTTTCTAACTACATCTGCAGCACCAAACGGGTTGTTGTTTGCAATGTACTGATCTTCTACATAGTTTTCAATCTCTTCTTTATGATCTGAGTTTAGAATTGTATAGTAATCATTTATTTTATACTCAGTACCATCTTTAGTTGTAAATGCACCTTCATTGTTTTTTAACTCATCAATAAGATGTGCTTTGTAACCTTGAGCTGCTTCCTGTAGTTGAGCTCTTACAAAACCCCAACGTACATTAGCACCCATCTTTCTAACATTAAGTGCTTTTAGTTTATCTCTTAGTGATATGTTTTCTTGGTTCTGTCTATCTAAAAACGCCTCCGTAGATTCGTTAATATTTTTAGACATAGAATTGACTTTTTCGTTTATCTCTTCTATCTGTTGTATGTTACCTTCTACCTCTGCTATAGCTTCCTCGTTACCAGCTTCGTACCTTCTGTATAGCTCTACACCTTCTTGACGCTTGGCATCAATATAACCTTTACCTACAGTCTTAGCAGCTGTATCTAAAAAGTTATTTAATGTATCACTAAACTTAGATAGTTGTTGTAGTTGAAATTTATCGTTACTGGTTTGTATACTGTCCTGTCTATCAAGTTCTCCTAGCTGATCCGTAGATGCAGCTTTGAACTCTTTGACAGTTTGTTTTCTTTGTGATTCTAACGCCTTAGCGTATTCTGCAAGATCATTACTATCTTTTTTGTTGTAAACTCTCTTGCTATATGATGAGTTGTTTGTACTCCCTGAGTAGGTCATAACCTTAGTTATTATTTGTTAAACATGGATGAGAAATAATCTTCGCCACCTAAAGTTGTAGCTGCCCCTAGTCCAGTAGTTATACCACTGAGTATTGGGCCAAGTGGAGAAGGTTTAGGTGGAGCCTTCTGTTCGATGGGTCGTTGTGTCATAAATGAAGCGGTTGGAGCTACATGAGCAGATGTAGATATAGAGTTATAAGCTGTTGTGTTAGCTGCATAATGATCTAAGTCTAGACCAAACTGCTTGATACCATATGCCCTTGTTGCATCAAATATGGTTGCATCTAATTGTGCAGATGCCATACCGTATTCTCTTTCAATATCGTCAATAGTCAACATCATAGATTGACCAGCTTGTTGTCCACTAGCAAGTATACTGCCTTGTGCCTTTATAGCCTTAGCTAAATTAGTTTGACTCTCAAACATTGTCTTGTTTACTTTTTCACGTAACTCTGCCTGAGCTGCTTCTGACGCTCTATTGTGTTCTATTTGGTTAATGTTCTTTTGCTGATAGTATGCAGACCTTGCTGCAGCATCAGCTTGTAGTTGTGCTGTAAATACCTCACCTTTACGTTGATCGTTGTAAGCTGAGATAGTAATGTCGTTAATATATTTTTGTCGTGCCATCGCATTGCTACGATTTACGGCATCGACCTGAGCACGGTGTTGCCTATTCTGTTCTTGTATTCCAGTAATAGCTTGAGCACCACCGAGACCAATAGCTAAAGCTGCTACCGTACACATGGTTTTATAAATGTTATAAGAGGTACATTGTTATAGACATGGTAGTTGACAAAGGTGAAACCTAAAAGTTTTAGTAATTTTATATGTGATTCGTTTCGCATATCTGCTTGATTAAATAAATAAGGATTGAGTAAACTGTTTACCCAGCGTTTAGCTTCCTTCACAAATGTATGTGGATATTCTGTACTAGCATCAGTACATAGCATCCATATAACATTCTGTGGAGTCACTCCCGCCACTCCAGCAGCCTTGCCGTTGGGAACCTTAAAATATACAGAATATGCTGAATTATAGAAAGATTCAATTATCGAAGCCTCTGCACATAAACCAGAAGTCTCCTCTGCCTCACGCCTATCTTCATAGCGTAAGTTCAGACCTACACTTAGAGCTAACTCTGGTGTGCAAGTCTGAATATACTTACCTTCGTACATGTCGTCTATTATGGTATATGCCATCCCAGCTTCCTGAGATTATGGCAGTAGAAAAGGGGTCGGGTATTTGTATTTGTAGGGTATATTTTTCGTTCTTACGTTGTATAGGTACTCTTACACTGCGAGCTAACTCTGCAGGAGGCTCATCAAATACAGAAGAATTAGATAATATACCAGACTCAAATTGTACATAGTCGTCTATATCTTTAGTAACATTACCACTAGCGTCTACATATGAGTAGGGTGATGTAAGATGAAACTCTATAGGGCCACCTACACCTAACTCAAAGTTGATACCATTTATACGTAGATCTCCGTCCACATCATAGACGTTTTGACCCACGTTTAGATAGTATGTTGGTAATTCAATAATACTTGTGTACTTATATCCTACAGCAACCTTGGCTGCACTATGTAAGTTAATACCATTAAATGTTACACTGTTAGTTCCTACAGCATCAGCTGCCCTTACAACGCCAGCTATGGAGTTACCATCGCTATCGTTACCAGATAAACCAACCATAACTAAATTTGTAGTGTTAGCAGGTGTATATGGTATTGTAAGTACAGTTTTTTCTGGAGCTGTAGTTGTCTGAGCTGACCCAGCTACGTTTGTAGCTATAGTCATCATATCTAAATGTGCCTCAAACTGTCTTGCAGTTTTAAGAGGAGAACCTACATCACTAGCAGAACCACCTAGTACATATGCTCTATTACTGTCCGCATCTGTAACATACTCGTATCTACATAGTTTATATGTATTATCATGTAGTGTAACTGCAAAGAAACTACCACCTGTATACAATGTATGCTGTGCTGTGCCTGTTAATGTCCAACTATACCACGCTGATTGCTCACGTTTGTTACCTGCATTGTAGTATTTGTAGTGATATACAGCATTATCTCCTTTTTTACTATAGCTGACAATACCTATAGCTGTAGAATTAGCAGATTTAGTTATATCTTTAGGTAAGAACTCTGGTACAACTCTTGTCTGTTCTATAATTTGGGGTGGTGTATCATCATCTATAATTGTAGCCTCAAATGCTCTAGCATATGCTGCTACGTTTGATGTAAATAGTATAGATGTACCTAGATCGACAGGTTGTATGGAGGAGTCACACTCGTAACTAGCTACCTTTTTTAACCTAGCAGTCTTAGGACTAAATATATCTGACTCTGTAAATAGTAAAAATTGACCATTATCACTAAACATCATCAAACCTTTTTGTATAGGTAAGACGTGGTTAATAAATGCTGGCTTGACATCCGATACTGTAATATCTATAGGGTTGTCATCACTGAAAGATATAGCAGATACTATAAAAAAGTTAAAATAACTTCCTGGCTGACTCAATATTATATTCTCTCCAGAAACAAAACCTAATCTATTTCTGTGAAAAAACATTTCCTGTATTTTATGACCAGTAAATGTAGGATAAGGATTAGATGTGTCATCACCTACGTCTCTATCTTTCCAGTAGTTATCGTTATTAGCAGCGTTTGCAGTAGCCTCATCTAGCTTGACAAAACTAAATGTACCGTTACGGTTGTTTATCAAAGCATGTGGCATTGTTGCAGCATCAAAACCTTTCAACATTGGGTCATTACCAGATCCATCAAAGTTGTGAGGTCGTACAGTTTCTTCGTAACTACCTGCTCCAGACGTGCCGTTGTTAGCTTCAAACTTTACATAGTAATCATCAGTATCTAAATCAGCTGCGTTAGATATTTGAGCTACATAACCTTGCTTGTTCATGGCAGGTAGTCTAGTAATATCCTGTGCTCTTTGACCTATAACACTCATGTTTTCGTTAACAGCACCACCAAGAAAGTTTACACCACTTGCAGATGAACCGTGCATATACAAACCACTACCAATAACCTCAGCTGTTACGTTTGATAAGTTACTGTTGACAGAACTTTTTAATCCGTTAAGAATAGTAGCCATAGATATAGCACCGTTCTCTGGATTTTTAGGTGTTTTGTGGTAGCCTATACCAGATACATCTTGATATGTTGTTACTGGTTCAACAGCTTCAACGGATACACGATAGACAATACCTTCTATGGTAACATCTATAAATAAACTTTCAGCTGTAGATTTGTTTGTAGTTTTAATTAAACCACCGTCTCGTAGTGTAACTGTAGCTGTGTAACGTATATCATAGTCTTGTACATATCCTAAAAAATCAGAAGCACTACCTGTATTATTGTTTTGATATGTTGCTGTATTGTTAGCAATATAACTATTACCATTAACCTGTAAACTGCCTTCAATATTTTCTGTAATATTTGTACCACCTACTTGAGCACCACTTGTATTGACTGCACTACCTCCAGAAAATGACCAAGTTAGTGTACCAGATTTTTGTTGGTTTTCATTTGTGTCATTCCATGTAGGGCCTTCAGCAGTGTTACCATTCATCCTGTCTACCTTTACAGAAGTAACCCTGTAAAATGTGTTGGGTGTGGGAGCTGTACCAGTATATAAAATATATTCAGTATTGTAAGCAACAGTATCCAGCCTAGCAAATGAGTAATCTCCATTGTTAATTGGTGCGTCTGTAGTTGCTGTAGATTTACCTACAACTTTATTTGGGTTAGCTATTATAGTATAGTCTTGGATTGTGGTAACTGCATAGGGTGATGTAGCTCCAGCTAAATATTGAAAAAGAGAATCTCCGCTAGAATTTGTCAGAGATTTTTCAGTACCGTCAGCTAGATCCCATACTCGTATAGGCATACTACCACTGTTAGATGGAGTGATCTGTACAATATACTTTTCATCACCATCTCTAATTATGTCATACCAATGACCACTTGTATTTGCATTGGTAAGTGTTCCTACAAACTCTGCAGGAGGACGTTTCTTCAAACCAAATGTAACGTCTGGGACAGCGTTATCACATACTCTTAACTGTCCTGGAAATTTAATTTTATCTGGCTGTTGAGATACACCTCCTAGAAAGTTAGGAATACGTTGGTTGATTGCTGCCATTACATTCTTCTTAGTACTTTAAATGGTCTGTATACGGTGTTAGCATCTTGTTGATACTGGAAGTCACTAAAGATATTGTGGTCAGACTGTTGCATTTCATACTGCACTGCAGCTGCCCTTGCAGCAGCCTCGTCTGCTTCTAATAACTTAGCAGATGGTTGACTGTTTACCATACGGTTAGAGGCGATTCTGGACGCTCTGGTGGTAATATAATCTTTAAATGCTTGTGGTAGATCTTCAAAATCTAACATCCATATAATATCAAAATATAATTTACTACAATTTTCAAAGGTAAAGGTATGATTCTTTTTATCATATACCTTCATTATACCATTGTCACTACGTCTAACTACATCATAATCTTTACCGTGTTCAAAGATATTTAGGTCTAGTTGTAGGACATTGTTTGGTATGATACACTGATTGTTTGTATCGAGGTCTATAGGATACTGGTTCTCTGTGTTGTATGACCATCCCTCAGCTTGTATCTCACGGCAGACTTGCCTTAGAGTCTTTTGTGCTATAGCCACTTCGGGGCTCTGCACCGTTAATGTATTAACTGGGGTTTCTCCAACGCTCATCAGGATTGAATTTACAGCATCTAGTTCGGTAGACACTCCGTAAGATATTTGTGCCATATAAAAAAGGGGGGCGAGTGCCCCCGTATAAATGTATATATTATGAGAAAGCTGCTGGCTTTGTAGTTGTTCCTGCGAACAATTCTACACAAGCTGCTGGGTTCACATAATCTGCTCCCATAGCCATGCGTCCTAGGATGACAT